CAGAAGTCGCTGGTACTGGCGAAGTTACGGATATCGTAACAACAATGAGTGCGACTTCACTTACCGAATATGAAAATATGGTGCTTGCTGTTATCAGAAGCCGTGGTAGGACACAAGATAATCTTAATGCACCGACTTCTGTAACTTGGGATACTACTACACTCACGATGCCACAAAACGGAACTAATGTCGATACTGGTGATATGTTCGCTCAATTCATATTAAGCGCAGCCACTACAGCCAGTACTGAAGGATATACGGTGACTCTTGACCCGAACTCAAGTAGTTTCTTACCAAACGTTATTGGTCAAACCCCTAAAGACAAGGCAACGAAAATCTGGGTTGAAGCTATCTACCCTGACCTTATCAAAAAATTGGATGCTGACGGCTTGGGATATGGCATAAATACCGTTTTACTTGATGCAACATCTGGTAACTTCACTGATTACAAAACACAGTTTAAAACGCCTGAAACGCCTTGGGTTGTATCTCAATTAAAAGGTAGTTCAGTTGATAAGTTATTCAAATTCATTAGCATTTCAGATGGTGATGCAGCAAATAAAGAAATAAAAATTAGTATTGGTAACATCGACCCAATTGCATTGGAATTTGATGTATATGTTCGTGACTTCAACGATACTGATGATAATGTTATTGTTCTTGAAACATTCAGCAGATGTACAATGATTAAAGGATTGAATAGTTTCATTGGCTCACGTATTGGTACAATCGATGGTGAGTATGACCTAAACAGTAAATATGTTATGGTTGAACTTGGAACAGATATCGAACCAACATCATTTCCTGCTGGCTTCGAAGGTTATTACTTCAAAGATTGGGCGATTACTGCAACAACTACTGGTGCATATAATGGTGTTGCTCCTGCAATATTCTACAAAACCGAATATGATGATGACGAGAGATACAGAAAAGTATATCTTGGTGTGTCTGAAAACGGATATGACGCTGTAAGTCTTGAAGGAACTGGAATCAATCAGAACTTCTTCAATTATAATGGTAAAGGTGGTTTTGTTAATACTAAAGGGTTCCATATGGACTCTGGTGCTACAGGCACTTATGATGGATGGCAATTCGAAGTTGGTGCTGGACCATTCCAGACTGCCAGTGATGTACTTGACCCAACAAATCCATATTATGAAGAAATTTCAAGAAAATTCACACTTGTTCCTTCAGGCGGTTTTGATGGTTGGGATGTTAACAGGGGAGTAAATGGTGTTGGTTATATCCGTACATACGGTGACCTGTACGCACCAAATGCAATATATGATGGTGTTGCACCAAACACTCCACCAATGACTGACTTCATGGCATGGCAGACTGGTATCAATACATTTGATAATCCAGAGGCTGTTACAATTAACGTATTTGCTACACCGGGTGTTAACTGGTCAGACCAGAATGTTCTGACTCAAGACACAATTGAAATGATGGAAACTGAAAGAACAGATACTCTTTATGTAATTGATACACCAAATATTGATATTCCACAAGTGATTGGTGGAAGTAAAGCTGACGTACTTGCTGCAACAGAGGTGGTACAGTTACTTGACGCTGCTGAAATCGATTCGAGTTATGCATGTACCTATTTCCCTTGGATTCAGATGCGTGACACTCAAAATAATGTCAACGTTTTCATTCCACCAACAGGTGAAGTGGTAGCTGCAATGGCATTTACAGATAATACATCATTCCCTTGGTTCGCACCTGCTGGTCTGAATCGTGGTGTAACTGATGCAAGAAAGTCAAGATATAAGCTTTCACAAGAAGCTCGTGATATCCTATACAAAGGTAGAATCAACCCAATGGCTGACTTTGCCGATGCAGGTACTGCAATCTTTGGACAGAAGACACTTCAGGTTAAAGAAAGTGCTCTGGACAGAATCAATGTTCGTAGATTACTGCTTCAAATCAAGGTTCTTATTGCCAACATCGCAATCAGACTTGTATTCGAACAGAACGACCAAGCAACTATCGACCAGTTCCTACAAAAAGCAACTCCTGTTCTTGATAGTATCAAGAGAGAAAGAGGTTTGAAGGAATTCAGAATTAAAATGGATGATAGCATAAACACTCCTGAAACCGAAGATAGAAATGAACTTTACGGTGAAATCTTCTTAAAGCCGACTCGTGCAGTCGAATTCATCGGTATTACTTTTACAATTACTCCAAGTGGTGCATCATTTGCCGATGTTGGTGCATAATGTGATTTTTTAATAATGAGAAGACCCACAGTAATTTGTGGGTCTTTTTTTTTCTTCAGTATTTATGGGAAAATAACATAATTAAATTTGAATATAATGGGAAGAAGAAATAAAACGGCTGCACTTAATCAAGTCACACCTAAACCCGTTGCAACACCAGAACAAATTGAAGAAATGCAAACAGAAGCTGCAAAAATGATTGCCGAATACGTTGATGAGCAAATACAAGAAGACCTTAAGAATCTTGCAAATAAGGAACCCGCAAAATTACTTGCACCAGAATTGGAATCAGTAGTTCCTCTTGCAGAATCACCAGTTGAATCTGAAGAAATTCAAATTTTACAAGATGGTGCGGGATTGGTGTATGGTGAAGATTACGTAGATGACCCAACCATTGAACGTAAATTGGTGGATAAATCTGTTAAAGAAAAACCAGAGGAAACCGTTGTTTCAACTGGTAGTGTTGCAAACCAACGTATGAAATTAAGGATTGGGTCGAAACGCAGATAAATTCTGTGTGGTTTTCAAATCCAACAGTATTTATTATTAAACATAAATAATAATACAATTTAAACAGATAATAACATGGCTAATGAAATGATAAGGGGTATTCCATTCGAATACGAACCGAAACGAGTTAACAGATTCTTCGCAGAATTTGATGATGTATTGGGTATTGAGGTTTGGAAAGTGCAGAAGTTCAAAAGACCTGCAATGAAAATCAACAGTGTTCCAATTCAATTCATGAACGAACAGAATTACGTAGCTGGTAGATATACTTGGGATGAGATGCAAGTCACATTCCTTGACCCAATAGGACCGTCATCATCACAACAACTCATGGAATGGGTTCGTTTACATGCTGAATCACTAACAGGACGTATGGGTTACGCTGCTGGTTACAAGAAAAACATTCTACTTAAGGCACTTGACCCAACTGGTATTGAAGTTGAAAAATGGTTCTTAGAGCAATGTCAAATCGTAAGTATTGACTTTGGCGAGAACAGTTATGAAGATGACGCATTGACCAACATCCAGTTGACACTACAACCTTGGAGATGTATCTTAAATCTGTAACGTTCTTATTTTGAACAACATAAGACCCATATATTAATAATGTATGGGTCTTTTATATTTATATTGTGATAAAAACCGGAATTTATAAAATAAAGAATCTTGTAACTAATAAGATATATGTTGGTAGTTCCACCAATATCAAAAAAAGATGGCGAGACCATAAATGGCATCTTAAGAAAGGAATTCATCACAACTCCCATTTACAATCATCATGGAATAAATATGGTTCGAATAATTTCATTTTTTCCATTGAAATTGAATGTGAAGTCGATGAATTATTAAATGAAGAAAAGAAAATAGTTTTAAAATATAAATCAAACGATAGAAATTTCGGATATAATAAGATTAACCCCAAAACCATCTTTATTGGGAGGAAATCGAAGGAAATTATCAATAAAGAACATTCATTAAGAATGAAAGGTGATAATAATCCGATGTTTGGTAAAACAGGTGAAGAACATCCTAAATATGGTTATAATTTATCTAAAGAAGAAAAGAAAATACTTTCTGAGTTAGCGAAAAATCGTAAAGGTAGTAATTCAAATGCATCAAAATTAATTGAAAAGGAAGTCCTTAAAATTCGTGAAGATTATAAAAACAAACTTCGCACTCAACAAAAATTAAGTGAAATATATGGGGTATCGCAAAATATGATTAGTCAAATTATTAATCGAAAACATTGGACCCATATTTAATTAAATCATGCAGCTAACTCAGCAATTCTGTCCTGAATCAAGAGATTGGCGTAGTATTTTCTGTCTTTCGGTTTAATTATTTCATAATTTTCGTTTCTGTGACAGAACCAAACAATGTACGATTGACCAAGTTTGATGTTGGTGTTCCTTTCGATAATTTGTTTGTACATTTCGAGTTGCAGGGAATATATTTCAATATCACTTTCCTCAAGAAGTCCTAATTTACCCATTAATGACCTTTGTTTGTTTTCATGAGTAAATGCTTTGTTTGTTTTCCAGTCCCAAATTTGAAATTCTTGTGCCCTGACGTTCCAGAATAACATATCAAGCATTCCACCAATCAATGCTTCCCGGTCATAAAGAATTAATTCGGTTTTAACTGGAATCAGCTTGTTCTGGACATCAGCATAGAACTTATCTACGTGATTTTTTGTTATCTGATATTCTTTTCTTACAGGGTCAAAACCGAAATGATTAAAAATTGTTTCTTTCGGATATTCAAAAGTCTTATTTAAAAAAAGATTCTCTGCGTAATCATGAATCGCAGACCCTTTCATAGTACCTTTGTTATTTATGAACTTCCATGCTCTTTGAATTATTCTTGGATGTATATTGAATTCCCTGCCTTTGAATTCGGACCAATATTCTTCATCGAACGGCTCAACATATTCATGAATTAGTGTTGTAACACTAACCAATTCCTTACCATCAAGATAATACTTGTGAGGTTCATCGAAATACTGGACATCATTGAATGCTGTGAATAGTTCCGTGGGAATGTTCATGTGACAAACTTACTCAATAAATTAGTTAATCACAATGTTTTCTTGTAGAATGGCTTCGAAATTAATACTTTCCAAGTCTTTGATTATTGAATTTTTGTCTGCTGGCAACGCTGCATAGCCGTGAATGTGATTAATTATCGCATTTCTAATGATTTTAAATGCTTCCACGATAACATCGCCTCTCCCAAGTGGGTGACCTTCAGTAAATATTCGTTCACGGTCAGTCGCAGTCAGTCTTGCTGCCTTAAATTGTGGATTGCCTGTATGGGAAATAAGTGCAATTTTATCGCCTTGCATCATTGAACTACTATAATATGTACCAGTTTCAACGTTTTGTTCATATACAAGACTTACTTGCGCAGGGTTTTTGGTATTGAGCTTCAATACATTACCATTTTCATGCTTACCTGCTCTGATATGTACTTCATTTAATCTGAGAATGACATCGGTATTAACTTTTCCAACAATCGCAATATCATTTGTTTCTGGAAACACACCTTTGGCATCAGCATAGGTGCTTGGTGCTGGAAGTGGTGGTGTCATACCCATGTTGGTTGTGCTTTGTGCCCAATAAACAGTGTCTAACCCAATTTTTTGTGGTTGTGAAATCAGACTACCAAGCCAGAACCTACCTCTTTGTGGATATCGTGGGTCTTCAAGAAATACTCTTACCATTTCCCCAACTTGTGGAATAATATGAAAGAATTTTGGTAACATTGGATATGACCAAGAAAGATTACTATTATCAATACCATTATCAAGACGGTCAATTCTTACCTTGATTCGACCACCCTCTGTAGGGTCTTCAATAGATATCACTTCGGCATAGTAAATGCTTCGGCTTTGAAAGCTAAACCCATCCGCTTTTTTATTCGGATTACTTGTTTGTATAATTGGTTTATCGTATGCCATTATCTATTATTTAATTCTTCAATCAATGCAATATATAATTTTTCTTGAGCATCAATTTCGGCTAATTTTTTATTAATTCTAACCGTGATTTCATCAATTTCTTTCGTGTCATTAATAACATCTTCCTTCAATAAATCATGACTGGTCTTTGTGTCAAGAATCATTTTATTGAGTTCAATTGGCGTATGTTTACTCAGGTCTTCCATTATTGTGCTACTCC